CACCCCAGCTTCTGTAAGTTCGGTTAGTGCTGCAAACAGCCCAGCTTCTGCAAGCTCAGTAACTGCTTCAAACAGCCCAGCTTCTGTAAGTTCGGTTAGTGCTTCAAACAGCCCAGCTTCTGTAAGTTCAGTAACTGCTTCAAACAGCCCAGCTTCTGTAAGTTCAGTAACTCCATCTCTTATAACGACCTCCTCAAACTGGACCCCCACGAATGGTACGAATACCTTCGCTTGGTGGGATGCAAACGATTCTTCAACTATAACTGAGAGTACAGGGGTGGTAACTGAGTGGCGTGACAAGATAAGTAGTAAGGTGCTTACTCCTGTATCTTCAACAACTTTTTCAGGGGCGGTTTCAGCAGGAGTTTTGAATAGTAAGGATGTGATTGATCTGTCTTCCGATGATCACTTCATACATGAAGATCTCGCTACACACGCTAATTACAACGGTGATCTGGGTGTTTACATAGTTGCAAAAGTGGATGTTGTAGATCACGGTTCGGATTCCGTAATATCCATTAACTGTAACACCGGAGCCACTGGGGCTGGTGCTGACTTCCAAGTAGACGCGAGCCATGGAAGTAAATTTCAAGCTAGACTCATTGTTTCTAATCCATCGGGGAACAATTCGACAACGGCTTCGTCAAACTCTACAGATAGAACTGGAGCCTATCACATATTTGAAGCCATTTTTGACAAGAACGGAACAGCAAAATTCTATAGTTATGTTGACGGCACTCCCTACACCAACTACAGCAACGGGTCTTCTTATACAAATAACGTAGGATTCGGGTCAGGAGTTGACCTAAACGTCTTCACCAACAGAGGTGTTAATAGATGGCCTGAAGGTCAAGTTGCCGAGATAATTTGCATGGCGGACGTAGGGGATAGAGAAAAAGTAGAAGGCTACCTTGCACACAAGTGGGGGTTAGCAGCAAATCTCCCATCAAATCACTCTTATAAATCTTATGCACCTACTACTG